CGCCGCAAGCCATAGCCCTGCTCAAAGATGAGCATGTGGCTCAGTATCGCATCAACGTCGAGGCTGACTCGATGGCTGCGCTCGACTGGGCGGCAGAGCGTGATGCGGCTGTGCAGTTCATGCAGGGGCTGGGGGCGTTCATCTCTCAGGTCGCGCCGATGGCCCAGCAGGTGCCTGAGGCTGGCCCGTACCTGATGCGAATGATGCAGTGGGCGGTGAGCAAGTTCCGCGTCAGCACGCAGATTGAGTCGATCTTGGATCAGGCAATTAATGGGATGCAGCAGCAGTTGCAGACGCCTAAGCCGCCTCCGCAGCCTGATCCTGACACGGTGATAAAGGCTCAGGTTGAGCAGGCGAAGATTCAGAGTCAGGAGAAGATTGCGATGATCGAAGCGCAGTCTGATCAGCAGATTGCGGGGCTGAAGGCCACCATCGAGCTGCAGAAGATCGAGATGAAGGCCAAGTTCGATCAGATGGCCCAGCAGTACGAGCAGGTGCTGCAGATGATGAACGTGCAGGCTCAGGCTCCGCAGTTCGATAATCTGGCGAGCGCGGTTGCTGACATGGCGCAGAGGAATGCGCAGGGCCAAGAGATGACTGCGGCGCAGATGCAGGCGCTGATGCAGAAGATCAGCCGCAAGCGCAAGCGTGTCCCGATTCGGGACCAGAATGGCGACATCATCGAAGTGCGTGAAGTCGATGATGACGAGGAAGACGAAGACGAGAACGAACTTCCGTCAGGAATGGCTAACTTGCCGCAGCCTCAAGCGGCGATGGGGATGTAAATGCCGAACGCAATCTATCCGAAGTACAAAGAAGCCCTGCTGCAGAGCAGCGCCAACTCCTCTCTGACCGGCACGGTTCGGGTTGCGTTGGTAGACACGGGCGTCTACACCTACAACGCCGCGCATGAGTTCTTGACCTCGCTGACTGGCGTGGTTGGTACTGCGCAGACCATTGGTGCAACCAAGAGTTACACCAACGGTGTGTTTGATGGTGGTGATGTGACCTACACGGCAGTCACTGGCAACAGTGCCGAGGCGTTGGTGCTGTACATCGACACCGGCACTGCTGGCACCTCAAGACTGGTGGCGTTTATCGATACTGGTGTTACGGGTCTGCCCGTCACGCCCAACGGCGGCGACATCACTGTTACATGGAACGCTAGCGGAATCTTTGCCCTGTGACCATCGTCTACCGCCAGACCAAAGGCTCTGCGCTCACATACGCGGAGCTTGATGGGAACTTCTCGGACTTGGCCGGGAGGACGGATTCTGCTTGGCAGTCTGTGGCGGTTGCGCCTTCTGTGCTGTATGGCGTGCCAAGCACTCCAGAGCTTGAGGTGTGGCAGGGCGGTCTGAATGCTTGGGCGTACTACCCAGATCAGACGATGGAGGCTTACGCCAACTTCAGCCTGCCTTATGACTGGAAGCCTGGGACGGGCGTGCGGTTTGGAATCACCTGGGCGGTGGGCAACACCACGGCCACGGGCAACGTGCGGTTTCGGCGTGAGTCGAGCTTTGGCACACCGGGCAGTGCATTCAGCGCAGCGGCGGTATCTGGTGGGCAGGCTGCCGCAGTCGATGGCACGCCCTACAAGTGCTATCAGTTGTATTCGCAGCTTGAGTTCTATGACGCAAGTTGGCAACCAAACACCGTGCTGGTCAATCGGTTTTTCCGAGACGGAACCAACGTGGCGGACACGTTTGAGGAAAAGATTTACATTCTCCAGTTCTTGTTCCTCTACCAGCGCAACAAGTTCGGCATCCCGAACTACCAGCCGTAAGGGGTAAGCCGTGGCACTCGGCACCCCAGTAGCAGCAGCAGCCGCGTATTCAGCGGCAGGCGGCACCAGCGTATCTCCTGCGTACCCAACCGGCATCCTCGCATCGGATGTCGTGCTGCTGTTCGTCGGCCAGAAGCCACTCAGCGCAAACGTCAACGGCGGCACGGTTACCACGCCAAACGGCTGGACGCTGCGTGAGGAACTGCTGGCTGCGGGTGGTTACGGCACCACCATCGGCCAGGATACCGGCAACACGAACCTACGCGTCTATTCGTGGAACACGCCGGTAGCGGGACAGACAGGCACTCTTGCCGTCACGGTTGGGCAGAACGAGATTTGCTGGGCCTTCATCGTTCGCATCCCCAAGGGTGCTGGGGCGGCTGAATTCGGCTCAGCAGACGGCCAGCGCACGACCACGCCGACATCGCCAATGGCGATTGCGCTCACAAACGGGACAACGGCAACCAACTTCCAGACCGGGGACCGCGCCATCTGGGCGATGTGTATCCCGACCGACGTCACTACACCGTCGCAGTTCAGCGCACAGAGCATCACTGCCACGGGTGCCACGTTCGGCACGGCCACCGAACTTAACGAGCCTGATAGCGGCACCGGCAACGACATCGGCGGCTACAGCGCCTGGGCAGCGGTCACCGCAGGGTCGAGCACCACTGCGCCAACAGTGACGACGACGGTGGGCGGCACGCTCACCAACGTGCGCGGCCCAGTTGTTCTGCTACGTGTGCGCGAAGGTGCGGCAGCGCAGACGCTAACCCCGGCGCTCTTTACCAACACCAACACTTTCCACAACCCCACGGTAACGCCCGGCGCGGTCACTTTGACCCCCGCGCTGTACACAAACGATCAGACGTTCTACAGCCCTGACGTCACGCAAGGTGGATCAACGCAGGCTCTGACGCCAAGCCTGTACACCAACACCCAGACCTTCTACGGGCCAACGGTCACGCGCAGCAACACGCTTGCGCCTACCCTGTACACGAACACACAGACGTTCTTTGCACCGACTGTCAGCACCAGCGTAACTCTTACGGCCAGTCTGTACAGCAACGCTCAGACGTTCTATAGCCCAACGGCGAGCGCGTCTAATACCCTGACGCCTGGGCTGTATACGAACACGCAGACGTTTTACAGCGCGGTTGTCTCTCAGACGGGTGGCGTTCAGACGCTGCTGCCCGACCTGTATACGAACACTCAGACGTTCTACGCGCCGACTGTCGGGCGTGGTGCAGTCAATCTGGCGCCATCGCTCTACAGCAATTCTCAGACGTTCTACGCGCCCACAGTGGCGCCAGGAACTGTCACGTTGGCGCCGAGTCTGTACACCAATGCTCAGACGTTCTACGCGGCTACTGTCAGCCAAGGCGGCACGACACAGAACCTGACGTTTGAAGATTACGTTGAGGTTGATTACGTCGAGCCTGGATATGTCACTTGGGTGGCGGGCTTCCAAGCTGGCAATCAGTTCTTCAGCCCGACACTGCAGCAGTTTGAGCAGGTTGGCGAAAGCTGGATGCCGCAGATCAAGCGGCGCCGCAGATGGTCTGAGGAGCGCGATGAGCGTGAGCAACTGCGCAAGGACATCCTCAACGCCATTGAGCCTGTCGAGGAAAAAGAGGCCAAGGTTGTCAACGTCAAGGGCAAGGTGGCGGTTGTCACCAAGTCCCAGGCTATCCCGATTCCTGTACCGCCTCAGTTTGACTCGCAGGCTGTGGTTCGCATGGTCATGTCTGTGCTGGAAAAGCAAGGCATCGAGGCGCAGCGCGTGCGAGAGGCAGAAATAAGACGCCAAGCTCGGATTGCCTTTGAGCAGGAGCGCCAGCGCAGGTTGATCAAGCGCAGGCGAGAAGAAGAAATCATGTTGTTGATGGGGTAACACATGCCAAGCAAATCACCAGAGCAAGCGCGGTTGATGGCTGCTGCCGCGCACGATCCCAAGTTCGCCAAGAAGGTTGGCGTGCCGCAGTCTGTGGCGCGTGAGTACAACGACAAGGACAAGGGCGGCAAGCTGCTCAAGCAGGCCATGACGATTAACGCACTGAGGAAAGGAAAGTGAAAAGACGATTCATTCAAGACCCCGTGACTTTTGAACTTGTCGAGGTCACTCAGGATTACGTTGCGCCTGTACGCGAGAGCGCCAGAAACAACGGGGCATTGTGGAATGACCGTCACTATGACGGCGGCAAGGCGACTGATGGCACCGACATCAGCACGCGGGCCAAGCATCGTGATTACATGAAGCGCAACAATCTGACCACGATTGATGACTTCAAGGACACATGGGCTCAGGCGCAGAAAAAGCGTGAGGACTTCTACACGCGAGGCGGCTCATTCAATCGGCAAGACATTGAGCGAGCCATTCATCAAGTCCAGAACAGAAGATAAACATGAACGAACCCACCACTATCCGTGAAAGCCTGGAAGCCGCGATTGAGGCAGCGCCCGCTGTCGAGACTGCGCCAGCCCCCGTTTCTGCTCCAGCAGAACCAGATTACGCGCCCACCGCCGTTGCATCTGATGCTGCGCCTTCCACTCCAAGCGTTGACCTCAACGCAATAGCAGAGCAGCAAGGCCAGCCCCGCGATGAGCAGGGCAAGTTTGCAAAGCCTGAGTCTGCAGAGATTACGCCTGGGCCAAAGTCAGGCCCTAAGGTAGACAAGGCGCCTGCATCATGGCGGCCTGAGGTGCGCGAGCATTGGGCTCAGTTGCCTGAGACGGTACGCGCAGAAGTTGCACGGCGTGAGACTGAAGTGCAGCGCACGTTGCAGGAGACTGCGCAGGCGCGTCAATACGCTGAGTCCATCAGCAGGGCATTCCAGCCATATGAGGCTTACATCAGGGCCGAAGGCGCTAATCCTCTGCAGGTCATCGACAACCTGATGGGCACGGCGGTGCGGTTGCGTACATCGACCGGGCCTGAGCTTGCTAACCTGATGGCGGGCATGGTGCAGCAGTTCGGCACCGGGCGATTCGGCCAGCAGTTCATTGAGATGCTGGACTCTGCCCTGGCTGGCAATGCGCCACGGGTTGACCCTGCACAGATGCAAATTCAGCAGACGATCCAGCAGCAACTGGCGCCTGTGCAGCAGTTCATGTCGCAGTTTCAGCAGGCTCAGGCTGCACAGCAGGCCCAGGTTGCCCAGCAGGCAGTCACAGAAGTTGAGCAGTTCATCTCCCGCGCTGAGTTCGGCAACGATGTGCGTGCTGAGATGGCTGACCTGATGGAAGTGGCGGCTAGGCGTGGGCAGCAGCTATCTATGCAAGATGCGTATAGGCAGGCCTGCCTGATGAACCCGCAAGTGCGGGCGGCGCTCCAAGCTCGTCAAAAGAGCAAGCAGGCACAGAACCAGAGCGGAGTTGCACAGAGGGCGAGGGCTGCTGCTGTAAGCGTGCCGTCAAGCGGTCCTAGCATGGCCCCGCGCCAGCAACCGGATGACATTCGCAGCGCGATTGAAGCCGCGATTGCAATGACGTCTAGGTGATGTTCTAATCGCATTGCGGTGTGGCGTTCGCGCCACACTTGCAAGTGTGCCTACAAGCACCAGCAGCCACCGCGCTCGCGGGAGTCCCAAAGACCCACCCGCGCCTTAACGGACTGAACCCGGTTCGCTAGAGGCCACACAAATTTGGCGCCGCGCAAGCGGTCAGTTCATCTTTCTGTGGAGCCCAATCATGGCTTTTGCAAATTCGTCGGTAACCGACATCATTGCGACGACGATCCAGAATCGTTCGCGCACCATCGCTGATAACGTCACGAAAAACAACGCCCTTCTGGCGCGTCTGCAGCAGCGTGGCAACGTCAAGACCATCTCTGGCGGTAACGTCATCCTTGAAGAACTGAGCTTTGCCGAAAACGGCAACGCCGGTTTCTACAGCGGATATGACCTGCTGCCCGTGGCGGCTCAGGACGTCATCTCTGCTGCTGAGTACAACATCAAGCAGTTTGCTGTTCCTGTCGTTATGAGCGGCCTGGAGATGTTGCAGAACAGCGGCAAAGAGGCCTTCATCGACCTGATGGAGTCTCGCCTTAACGTGGCTGAAGCCACGATGGCGAACAAGCTGGCTCAGTCTGTGTATTCCAACGGCACCGGCAGCGGTGGCAAGGAAATCACGGGTCTGGACGCTATGGTGCCCTCGGCCAACACCAGCGGCACCTATGGCGGCATTGATCGCGCCACTTGGACGTTCTGGCAGTCGAAGAAGTATGACTTCAGCGACAACAGCATCCCTGGCACGCCTACCGGCGCCCAGATGCAGACCGCCATGAACACCCTGTGGGCATCTTGCACCCGTGGCAATGACCGTCCTGATCTGATCGTGCTGGACACGATCTATTGGGGCATCTACATGGCTTCTCTGCAGGCCCAGCAGCGTTTCACTTCTCCCGACACCGGCAACCTCGGTTTCCCGTCGCTGAAGTTCATGGACGCTGATGTGGTGCTGGACGGTGGCATCGGCGGCTTCTGCCCTGCCTCTACCGGCTTCTTCTTGAACACCAAGTACATGAAGTGGCGTCCGCACGCACAGCGCAACATGGTTCCGCTGTCGCCCAACCGTCGCTATGCCATCAATCAGGACGCTGAAGTCCAGATTCTGGCGTGGGCAGGCAACCTGACCTGCAATGGCGCTCAGTTCCAGGGCCGTCTGCAGGCTTGATTTCGGTGGGCCTGTGGTGGGTCAACCCTTCCCCGAGGCGGTTGACCCTGCCCTCGGGGTTTTTTGCTTAGATTTTTGAAGGAGTCTCCAAAATGGGACAAGCTGTAATCGGTCTTTCCAAAGACAACATCACTGCCGCAACGGCAACTGCGGCGTTTCGTCTTGGCACCGTTGGCGGGTATGACGACCCGACAAACGGCTATCAGGAGTTTGTCTATGGCCGCGCTGCTGGTGCGGTCACGGGCGCTGGCTACCTCTGCGTTGAGGCCACCGGCTTTGACTTCGCTATGGTGTCTGTCACGACCACCGCCCCTGGCGCGTCTGGTTTTGGCTCTCGCTGTGGCGCTGCTCAGGCTGCGCTGGCTGACAACGAATACGGTTGGTTCCAGATTTACGGCAAGGGCAGCGTTCGCACGCTGGCTTCTGCCGCAAAGGGCACGCGTCTGAACAGCACCGCTACTAACGGCGCTGTGGATGACGATGGCGGCACCGGAGCGGAGGCCATTAACGGGCTGACGCTTGGCACCGCAACGGGCGGCGCTGAAGCTACCAACGCGGATGCGATCTTCGCCTATCCGGTTGTTGGCGCCACGCTGTAATCGGGTGGGGGCTTAGGCCCCCGCCTTTTTCTTCACACATAAAAGAGCAAACACATGCAACCCACCACTCCGACCATCTTTGAAGAACCAACACTGATCAATCGCCCCGATGAGAGTCGGTATGCGATGGATGACAAGTTGTACGTTGAATTCTTCCGCGAGCCCGTCATGCATCAAGGCAAAAGCCGCGAGGCAGGGCGTGCGGTGTACGAAGAACGCGACTTTGTGCGTATTCATGTACCGGGCGACAAGACCACGGTCTGCGTCGAGCCGATGCATGAAATCAACCTGTTTCGTTTCCGCGCTCGCTATGAGAAGTGGAAGGCTGGACAGTCTGAAGCGGTTACCGGCACGCCTTTGAGCGCCATGCCTGGAATGACGCCCAGCAAGGTTGAGGAATACAAGTTCTTCAAGATCGTGACTGTTGAGCAGCTCGCGGAAGCCAATGACCAGTTGGGACAGAAGTTCATGTCCTTCAATGGCGACAAGGCGCGTGCAAAGGCGTTCATCGAGGTTGCCAAGGGCAATGCTCCGATTGAGCAGATGAACGCCGAGCTTGCCAAGCGCGATGAAGAAATCGAGACGTTGAAGGCGCAGATGGCTGCGCTAATGGCGAACACGACCAAGCAACGCAAGGTTGCGCAGCCTGAGCCGCAAGAGGCTTGATGTAGGGGAACGGGATGGCCTATCAGTCGATAACCGACAACACCCTGTCGGCCATTGTTCAAAACATGGCCCAGATGGTGGGCTATCCCGTACCTGTTGACCCTGCTGGTGACTCTGATCCTGCCGTTGGGCAGATGGTGCAGGCCGTCAACATGGCGGGCACTGATCTGCTCTCGATGGCAGATTGGCAGGAACTCACCAAGTCGCACAGCATCAGCATCGTTGCTGACTCGCCTGGGCAGCAAGAAAAGTCATTTGCTCTGCCTGATGACTTTTATGAGTTCAATGATCAGACTCAGTGGAACTCTACGAACCAGTGGCCTGCCATCGGGCCTATTTCGCCGCAGATGTGGCAGACGCTTCTGGTTCGTACAACGCTGCCAACCTTGTCGTTTTACTGGCAGGTGCGTGGCACTCGCCTCTACATCCTTGCGCCCCCGACTGACGCGCAAACGCTGACGTTCCTGTATCAGTCTGTTGGCTGGATTCAAGACCAAGACAACAGCAGCCTGTACAAGAATCGCGCCGTCAAGAATGGCGACATCATCCTTCTCGATGCGTACATGACCACGTTGCTTGCGCGGGTCAAGTGGTTGGAGATGAAGGGCTTTGATTCAGCGGCTGCGATGCGTGACTTCCAAGTGGCCTTTGAGAATCGCAAGGGTAACGAGAAGGGCGCTCCTGTCTTGACGATGGCGCGTGACTACAGATTCCCGTACATCAACCCAATAGCGAACACGCCTGACACCGGCATTGGGGTTTAACCATGCCGTTGCGCAATCTAGCCCCATTCAAGACGCCCAGAAGGGCGGCGGCTGCGCGAGTGTCAAAGCTGGCAAACATGCCAGCGCCTGTGGGCGGGTTGAACCTGCGTGATCCCATCTCTGAGATGGCGCCCACTGATGCGGTGATCTTGGACAACATGATCCCGCGCCAGAACGGCGTAGAGATGCGCAGCGGCTACCAGATGCACGTTGATGACGTTGGGCATCCGGTCAAGACGCTGATGTCATACACGGCGCCCAACCCGAATGACAACAAGTTGTTTGCGGCGGCTAATGGGTCCATCTATGACGTCACCACATCGCCGTCCACGGTGGCTGTGGCAACAAGCAACAGCACTGATGATCTATGGTCATTTGTGCAGTTCACGACGCCTGCTGACACCTTCCTGTTGGCTGTCTCTCCTGGCGCTGGCTATTGGACGTACAGCACTGCCAGCGGCTGGGTAAACCGCACGCCGTCAGGCCTGCCGACAACAACGCTACGCACAGTGTCTGTGTGGAAGCAGCGAGTGTTCTTCACGGCTGAAGCGGACGCCCATCTTTGGTACTTGCAAGCGGTTAACTCGATCACGGGTTCTGCTAACGGGTTCCACATGGGATCGCTGCTGCGCAATGGCGGCTACATCTCTGCGGCGTTCAACTGGACGCTAGATGCTGGCGTTGGCATTGATGATCATTTGGTTGTCGTTGGCACGCAGGGTGATGTGGGCGTGTGGCAGGGCACTGACCCCAGCAGCGCGAACACCTTTGCTCTGAAGGGCGTTTGGTACATCGGGCCTGTGCCTGAGTACGGGCGTTATTTCACGCCGATGGGCGGCGATGTGATGATTCTTTCTGAGCTTGGACTGATTCAGATGTCCAAGCTGGTGGCGGGTCAGTTTGTAGACAGTGACCCCGGCCCAGTGCAGAAGATTCAGTCTTCAATCAATCCGCTGGTCACGCTGCTGCGCTCAACTCAAAGCTGGGATGTGTTTGTTGCGCCGTCTGAGGATGTGCTGGTCATTCGGCCACCCAAGCAGCCCACGGGCGTCTATCAGCAGTTCGGCATGAACATCAACACCGGGTCATGGTGTACGTTCAGCAACATGGCGATGGACTGCGCTGCGGTGTTGAGCGGCGTCACCTACTTTGCCAACGAGAGCGGCTACGTCTACAAGTGCTTCTATGGCCGCAAGGACAACGTAGCTGCCAACGGCACGGGCGGCGACCTGATTGAAGGTGACATCCAGACCGCGTTCCAATCCTTTGGCTCGCCTGGGCAGTTGAAAAAGTTTGGCATGGCGCGGCCTGTGTTCATTGCTCCGTCGCCGCCAGCAGTCAAGCTGCGTGTGAACGTCCAGTATTCGTTTACCAACGTCGCTGGCTCGCCATCGTTTGTCACTCCAGTCACATCGTTGTGGGATGCGGGCATCTGGAACACGGCAGTGTGGGCCGGTTCTGCCAACACCTATCAAGCGTTTGTTGGTGTGGCTGGCATGGGCTACTACGGGGCGCTGCGCATGAAGGTGCGCGGGCTTGGCGGCACAATCTTTAGCTCGACGCACATGCTGATCGAGCCCGGTGGAGTGATGTAATGGCAACGGCACCCGTGTATTCAAGTGCTTTGATTCAGGCGCTGCGCAGTGCGCCTAGTGATTCGCAAGGCGTGCCTTCTGGTGTTGTTCTGCTGCCTAACTCGCAGAACATAGGCTTACCCATCAATTTTGTGCGTTCGCCAAGGACAGGGCTTGCGTTTGCCCCACCTGTGCTGCGTTTGCCAACGGTGGCGCCGCCGCCAAGAACGCCAGTAACCCCTGCGCCTACTCCACGCTCTCCTTCTCCTCCAGTAGCGCCAGCGCCAAAACCTTTGACGCCAACTCCGGCACCGTCACCAACACCCGCGCCTTCACCAACTCCAGCACCGACGCCTGCTCCTGCAGGCAATCCACCTTTGCGACCAGAGCCGAAGACCCCGGTTTCTGTTGTGAGAAGGGGAACTGGGACTGAAGCAAAGACGCCGACTGTGACGGTGCTAGAGGTGGATGTCACTGACACGCCTGCGCCTCCAAAAGACGCAGCTGACGACTTTGAAGTTGACAGAGAGTTGGGGATTGTTCAGCAGTCGGACGTTTTTGGTGGGCCAATAGTTTCAGCGCCAATAACGAACACGACCACGACCACAAGGACGCCTAGCGTCACTGTGAATGAAGTTGGTCTTTCTGACACGGTTGCGCCTCCAACTGACCCAGCCGATGACTTTGAGATTGACCGCGAGCTTGGGCTTGTGCAGCAGTCGGATGTGTTCATGGAACCGACTGCTCAAGTAGACGCAGCTGCGCCGTCACAAACAAACGACAGACTAATCTCAAATGTTGGCAACGTCACTGTGGCAGACATTGAAGACTTTAGCGATTACGCAGACTTACTGAACACTGACATTACAAGCACGTTGCCTGCTGCAGTGGCTGCGCCTTCATCGTATGACCAACTGACAGACCAAGAACTGATGGAATTAGCACTGTTTGACATGATGGCGCAAGAGGCGCTGACAAGGCGGGCGCCAGGAATGACGGACCAAGAAACCGTTGAGAGATGAAGCTAGTCACCGACCAACCGGGCCAGCCGCCGGTCGTCTGGGAATGGATGAACCGGCAAACGCGCCTGCCTTGGTCAAGTGATCTGCGGTGCATTGCCTCGATGCGTGATGATGGAACGATTGCTTGCGCGGTTGCTTACAACGCTTGGACAGAAAAGTCATGCTGGATGCACGTTGCTTTCGACAACGAACACGCGCTGACACGCAGCCTCTGGCGTGCAGCGTTTGAGTATCCGTTTGTGACCTGTGGCAAAGAGGCGGTTTACGGGCTGACGCCAAATCACTTGGATGAAGCGTTAGCGATGAACAAGAAGTTGGGGTTTCGGCAGATTGCCGAGACAATCGACGCTGTGATGTTTGAAATGAAGGCCGACGAGTGTCGTTGGCTCAAAGGAGCAAGACATGGGCGGTAAGGGCAGTCCTCCTCCAGCACCGAATTACGTTGCTGCGGCAGAAACGCAAGCGGAAGCAAGCAAAGAACTGACCAACATTCAGAACTTTGCGAACCGCCCGACGATCAACACGCCGTTTGGCTCGCAGACATGGGGCACCAACGCAACGACTGATCCTGCAACTGGTCAGACGGTTACGTCATGGACGCAGAACAACACGCTGGCCCCTGGCCTACAGTCTGCGCTCAATGATCAGTTGGGGCTGCAGGCTGACAGGTCTGCGCTTGCTGGTGATTTCATGGGGCGTGTTGCGAACGAGTATTCGCAGCCGTTCAACTGGCAGAACCTGCCGCAAATGGCCCAACTGACTGGGCCGTCAACGCTCAACACCGGCATTACGGACTACACGCCTGGGTTGTCCACCGATGTAAACCGCCAAAATGTTGTTGGCGGGTTCAACTTTGGTGGCCCTCAGATGGGCGTTGATTCTGCGTTGACTGGATTGACTTTCGATTCTCAGCAAACCGATTTGCAGCGCAGTTTTGACCCGATGACGGGCCGCGTCAGAACAAGCACAAACACAACTCCGTTGGCGCTTGGCTTTGACTCAATGACAAGTGGTCTACAGCGCAACGTCGATGGAACTCCTGTTGCAACCGGGTTTGATCCCATGCAAGGCAACTTGCAGCGCGGCGTTCAGAACTATGCGTTAGGAACGTCATTCGATCCCATGCAGGGTGGCGTCCAGCGGGGCGTGCAGAACTTTGGCTTAAACGCTCAGTTCAACCCGATGACCAGCGATCTGGCCCGAACTGCACAGACAGAAAGCGTGCAGCGGGCTTTGACCACTGGTGACAACCCGGCGTTGCCGCAGTTTGATTCATCGTACAGGGACAATGTGGCGCGTTCGTTGATGGAGCGTATGCAGCCTGTGCATGAGCGCCAGCAGCAGCAGCTTGAGACGCAACTTGCTAACCAAGGCTTTACGGTTGGCTCTGAAGGCTACACGCGGGCATTGGCTGACTTGCAGCAGCGTCAGGCTGCAGAGCGGTTCAACGCACTGGATACGGCTGGCAATGAAGCGCAGCGTTTGTTCAGCATGGGCATGGGAGCGCGGCAGCAGGCGTTCAACGAGGATGTGACTGGCGGGCAGTTTGCCAATCAGGCTGCGCAACAGGCGTTTGGACAGGGCTTGTCTGCTAATCAGTTCCGCAACCAAGCGGCGCAACAGGCATTCAATCAGGCCATGTCAGCGCAGCAAGCTGGTAATCAGGCTCTGGGGCAACAGTTCCAGCAAGGTTTAGCATCTGGACAATTTGGCAACCAAGCCACGCAGCAGGCGTACCAGCAGGCTCTGGGCGCTCGACAGGCAGCGAACCAAGCCCTTGGGCAGCAGTTCCAGCAGGGCGTTACGGCTGGGCAGTTTGGCAATCAGGCAACCCAGCAGGCCTTTAACCAAGCACTTGCAGCGACTCAAGCAGCCAATCAGGCGCAGGGGCAACGCTTCCAGCAGAACTTGGCTGGCGGTCAGTTTGCCAATCAAGCAACCCAGCAAGCGTTTAATCAAGCGGTGGGCGCCAACGAGGCGTTTAACCGCGCTCAGGCGCAGCGGTTTGGGCAGGACTTGTCTGCCAATCAGTTTGCCAATCAGGCGCTGGGCCAGCAGTTCTCTCAGAACATGGCTGCAGGGCAGGCGGGCAATCAGGCTGCAGGGCAGGCTTTTCAGCAAGGTCTTGCATCGGATCAGTTCCGTAATCAGGCTGTCAATCAGGCCTTTCAGCAGAACCTTGGCGCGGCACAGTTTGGCAATCAAGCACAGCAGCAGTTGTTCGGCCAGAACATGGCGCAGGCTGACCTTGCCAACCGTGCTGGGTCACAAGCGTTCCAGCAGGACTTGGCCTCGCAGCAGTTCCGCAATCAGGCATTGGGACAGGCTGGGGCGCTTGATCTGCAACGGTTCAATGCGCAGAACTCTGCGCTGGCCCAGCAGCAGGCTTTGAACCAGCAGTACGCAGCTTTCCAGAACCAGCTGCGCCAGCAGGCTATTGCAGAGCAAATGCAGCGTCGTGGCATGTCTCTGAACGAGATGAACGCGCTGCTGTCTGGTCAGCAGGTCAACATGCCGCAGATGCCATCGTTTGTGTCTGCACAGCGGTCAGAGACGCCTAACATTCTGGGCGCCACTCAGATGGGTTATGACGCCGCGTTGGGCGCTTACAACGCGCAGCAGGCTGCAGGTGCCAACACAATGGGCGGGTTGTTCTCGCTTGGTAGTGCTGCACTGAGCAATCCTGCCTCTGCCGCATTCATGTTCTCTGATAGGCGTTTGAAGCGGAACATTAAGCGCATCGGGACGCACGCCACGGGCGTTGGCATCTACGAATACACGATGCTCGGCTATCCGCAGGTTGGCGTTATGGCTCAGGAACTGCAGGCGGTGCGTCCTGACTTGGTGAAGCGGCATCAGAATGGCTACTTGACTGTCAACTACGCGGAGTTGTGACATGAATGACGACATGATGTTTGAGTACCTGCTTCAGATGGGCGCCATGCGCCCAGAAGAAGTGGAGATGATGCGCAAGCAAAAGCAGATCGACGCGCTGCGCGGTCAGTCAATGGAAGGCCCCCAAGGTCAGATGATCGGCAAACACTATGTGCCGCCCTCTCTGACGCAGTACGCGGCTCAGTTGGGCCAGGGCTACATGGCTGGCAAGGCGCAGAAGGGACAAGACACTGCGATGCGCGGCATGAATGAGACGCAGGGCGCGGCCTTGCGTGCAATGCAAGAGAAACTGCGGCGCAAGCGCATGGGCATGACTGGTGACGGCTCGATGGACACGGCTGACTACGGCGGCGGGCTCTGACATGGCCGAGGAGTTCTACATTGATTCCATGAGGCGGCGGATGCTGCCCATGTCGCTTGGCGTGTCATCTCCTGGCGGTGTGCTGACGCAGAATGTGCAGTCTGCGCCTGCGTTGCCGCTATCAATGCAAAGGCGCAGAGAGCGCGATGCGTTGTTGGCTCAAGAAGATGACATGAGTGCCCTTCAGGCTTACGGACGCCAGCAAGGTGAGTCAGGACAGGCAGCCATGCTGAATGCTCTGGCTGCGCAGTTTGCTGGCGAGCGGTTTGAGCCTGTGCAGACGCAGTTTCTGAGGCGTGCAGCCGCAGCCCAGCAGCCGATGCGTGTAGGCAAGGGCATGGTGACGCCTGATGGGCAGTACATCGTTGACCCAGGCGCCAAGCGCGAGGCGCAGATTGCTCGGCTGTCCGGTGAAATTGAGTTGGCTGATCGGCTTGAGGCTCAGGCTGCAAGTCAGGCTGAGAGGTTGGCAGAGCAGCGGCGTGCGCAGCAGGCAAGCATTGATGCGCGGCGGGAACAGGCAGAAAGAGATGCTGTTTTGCGGCGTGAGATACGTGCATCAGGCGGTGGCGCACAGCCTTACTTTCAGCCTGTGCAGACTGCTCAGGGCGTCATGGCGTTCAACTCTCGCACGGGGCGCATGGAGCCGATTGCTGGCGCTAATGGTCAGCCTGTTATTGGCGCGGCGGCTGATCCAACATTGCAGGGCCGCATTGCTGGCGCCAAGACAACTGCAACCGAAACCGCCAAGCAAGGCGCAGAAGCAGTCGCCGCAGGCAAGACAGGCGACAAACTGCTGACTGCACTGACGCAAGCAGAAGGCATCCTCAAGTCAGGCCCAACTGGTAGCGGAGCAGGCGCAGTTCTTGATGCTGCAGGCCGCGCTGTAGGCGTCAGCAGAGACGCCGCAGTCAAGGCTGGTCAGCTTGAAACGCTGTCAGGCTGGCTGGTTGCCAACGTGCCGCGTATGGAAGGCCCGCAGTCGAACTTCGATGTGCAGGTTTACACCACAATGGCGGGCAAGGTTGGTGACAGGACTGTGCCTGTGCGCGAGCGACTTGCGGCCTTGGATGAACTGCGCAAACTGCAGACCAAATACAAGAGTCTGAATCAGGGCGCGGCTGCAAGCGGATCAGTGCCAGCCGGGGTGGACCCAAAAGTCTGGGCCGTAATGACTCCTGAGGAGCGTGCGTTATGGAACTGACGCTTGAGCAGAAGCGAGCCCTTGCGCTGGCAAACGCTCGCTTGCGGGCTCAAGCAGAGCCAGAAGCGGCGCCGACTCCTGCACCTGCACCCACTCCCACACGCCGCGAACTGATTGCTCAGGAAGCCAGAGACTTTGTGCGTCCGATTGGCAACCTTGCTGCGGGCGCTCTGCGTGGTGCTGGGTCCATCGGTGCAACGCTGCTGACGCCTTACGACTTGCTTGCAGGCAACACCAAGTCCATTGGCAACCCGGAGCGCAGGCAGGCAATGGATGAGGGCTTGCGCTCACTGGGCGCTGATCCTGAGTCCATGCTGTATCAAGGCGGCAAGATTGCGGGAGAGATTGCAGGCACTGCTGGCGTGGGCACTCCCATTGCTGCTGGTGCCCGTGCTGCAGGCGCTCCGCAGATGCTTGTACGCGCTCTGCGCACTGGCGGCATGGCTCCAGGCTCAATGGCTGCGCGTACTGCAGGCGGTGCCGTGACAGGCGGCGCAGCGGGTGCATTGGTCAACCCAGAAGACACGCTGACCAGCGCAGCCATTGGTGGCGCGTTGCCGGGTGCTGGCAAGGTGCTGAAGGGCGCAGTTGCTGCTGGCAGAGAGATGGTTGGCGCTACCACTGGCGCAGGCAGCGAGGCTCTGCGCGGAGCGTATGCAGCAGGCAGGGCAGGCGGGACTGAAGCCAAGGCCTTCCGCGAGAACATGCGTGGCAATGCCAACATGATGGATGTTCTGGATGACGCCAAGGCGAACCTTGAGACGATTAGGCAGAACAGGTCTGCGCAGTACCGTCAGAACATGGGTTCTGTAACGTCTGATAAGACGGTGCTTGACCTTGATCCAGTCAACAAGGCTGTGCAGGACTCTGTTGATCGGTTCACGTTCAAAGGTCAGGCCCGCAACCCGCAGGTTTTGGACGCTCTGCAGAAGGTTGGCGATGAGGTCAACGCATGGCGCCAACTTGACCCGGCTCAGTTCCATACGCCAGAGGGCCTAGACGCGCTGAAGCAGCGTATTGGGGCTATCAAGAGTGCGGCCCCGCTTGAGGCGCGTGATGTCCGCGCTGCAGTGGACAATGTGTACAACAGCGTCAAACGCCAGATTGAGGCTCAAGCCCCAACCTATGCCAAGACGATGAAGGAATACACAGAAGCGTCCGACTTGATTGATGAAATCACTCGCACACTGTCGCTTGGTGACCGCGCTACTGCTGACACTGCGATGCGTAAACTTCAGTCAATCATGCGCAACAACGTCAACACTAACTATGGCGCTCGCGCTCAGTTGATGGATGAACTGGAGCAGCAAGGCGGGCGTCAGTTGCGTCCTGCGCTCGCCGGTCAGGCGCTTAACGAATTCATGCCGCGTGGCATTCAGCGCGGCGTCAGCGGGTTGTCTGCGATTGGCGCTGGCTCACTTGGTGGCATCCCTGCAGCGGTTGGCACAGCAGCTGTGTCCTCACCGCGTCTGATGGGTGAAGCCGCATTCTTGGCGGGTCAGGCAGACCCCTACATCGAGGCGCTTAGGCGCAGTCTGTATCGCGCAGCGCCTGTGCTTGGCGCTCAGTAATTTAAGGAGTACACGATGCCCCGCAACGGTTCCGGCACATTTAACTTGGTCAGCGGCAACCCCGTTGTCACTGGCACCACCATTGAGTCCAACTGGGCTAACACCACGCTCAGTGACATTGCCACCACGCTGACTGATTCGCTGTCGCGCTCAGGCCAAGGCGGCATGACGGCTGCGCTTCGCATTGCAGACGGCTCGCAGGGTGCGCCTGGGGTTGGGTTTGCCAATGAGACGGGCTCAGGCTTCTACCGCGCTGGCACTGGCGAGGTGTGGGCGGTTGTGCAGGGTTCTCAGACGCTGCGGCTTGATGCCAATGGCGTCTATGTGCCTGCTGACAAGTCAACGACGGTTGATGGCGCGTTTGTGTTCAACGAGGCTGGTGCGGACAAGGACGCACGCTTTGAAGGCGACACGGATGCCAATCTGCTGTTTACGGATGCGTCTACTGATCGGGTTGGCATTGGCACGGCAACGCCTGCTGTAAAGCTCGATGTCGTTGGCGCTGCTTCTGTCAGCGGCAACTTGGCCGTTGATACGAACACGCTGTTTGTTGATGCAACGAACAACCGTGTTGGTGTTGGCACTGTGACGCCTGCGGTAAGCCTTGATGTGAATGGTGGCATTTCCATTCAGTCCGCAAACAATCTGACCTGGGGGGGCGCTTACGGAGCAACTACCCCGGCGATTTCGGCTTCTGCTGGCTTTCTGGCGTTCTATCCGAATGGGTCAACGTCTGGAGAGCAAATGCGCCTGACCTCCACAGGTCTGGGTATTGGGACGAGTTCGCCTGCTGGTAAGTTGACGGTCAAAACAGGAACAAATGAAAACCTGAGCGTAGTTACAGGCGGTAGTGGGGATATGCGTTTGTCAGCACTAAACGATGCTGGCAGTGCTACGGTGCAGTTGTCAATACAAGGTTCGCCGCTTTACTTTAGGGGGGTTGGTGGGGCTATTAACGCC